CAACCTGCCCACAGACCTTCTATCTTCATAGGTAGAATTGATCTGTAGGCACTTATATAATTCTGCCAAATGGTCATGCATCTTCCTCTTTGGTTAGTTCAAAGTCAGCATCTACCTTATCATATAATTCAAGGAATGCTTGCTTAGTCTCATCATCAAATCTGTTTATACAAACAGAGATTGCCTTTGCTTTGTCCTTAAAGATAGAGAAAGCACGAAGAATGTGAATCAATCTACGAGTACTGATGATCTCTTCAATACCACCATCATAGAATGTTTTACGAATGATGTCACCCCAATCTACCAATCTCTTACAGAACTCAGTATCAGTAACACCAAGATTAGAAGCAACTCTTCCTAGAATCTTAGACTCTGTTACTGGTGAGGGGTAGTCTTGCTCGAAGGTAACTGGGAATCGTTCAAGGAAGGCTTCGTTAAGCACGTTAGTTCCAATAAATCTTCCGTCGTCTGAACCTTTACCTTTAGTGTTTGCTGTTGCGATAATATTGAATCCTGCTCTTGGTTTAACGAATCTTCCAATCTTTTTAAGGAAAACACCAGTTCCCTCAAGGATTGACTGAAGGCAGAGGATTTTGTTGGAGGCGAGGTCGATTTCGTCAAGGAGCAAGATAGCTCCTCGTTCGAGAGCTTCAATGACTGGGCCATTGTGCCATACGGTTTCACCATTAATAAGACGGAAACCGCCAATAAGATCATCTTCATCAGTTTCAATAGTAATGTTTACACGAATAAGTTCTCTCTTAAGTTGAGCACATGCTTGCTCTACACTGAATGTTTTACCATTCCCAGAAAGACCAGTAATAAAAGCAGGATAAAAAAGCTTGCTTTGTATAATTTTTTTGACATCTGCAAATGATCCAAATTTAACGAAAGTGTCATCACCAGCAGGAACCAAGTCTCTCTCTACATCTGGTTGAACTGCTGGAGCACTGAAAGACTTTTCGATGTTCTCAACTGCTTGAGTAGTTACTTCAAGGTTCCACTTACCTTTTGCAACCTTGTATTTTTGAATTTTTTTAGTTACTGTTTGGTAACCGATGTCATTAGCAGCACAGAATCCACGAACATCTGCAGCAGTAAATTCTGCACCGTATGTTCCTCTCAATCCATCAATTGCTTGCTGTTCAGTCATCTTAAGTTCAAAAGCCATAATAATGTTAGGTGTCTTATTTATATTTCTATTATACCAATAAAAAAGGGGTCAGATGACCCCTAGTAGACACTTTATGGATTGTCTATATGTTCCTTTAATTCTCGCAACAATTTAGATTTGCTATGTCTTCTATCCAATTCAATACCAACTGTTCTACCATAATCTTCCAACTGCTTTTTACTCAGTGAAGATAAATCAGGTTGTTCAGGAAGAAGGCCTGGTGCTTCAGTAACTTCTATTCCAGGAATCACAGCAGGAGTTTCCTCAACTACTGGTGTAGGAGTTGGTTCTGGTGCTGGTGGAGTAGGTGCAGGATTAGAACCACTCAATAAATCGCCAAATCTACTCATAAGTTTAAATTAATTCTTGAAACTATTTATCAAGCAACAAGTTCTATAAATTCACCAAGAACTTTCTTATTCATCTTCTTACCATTAAGAGATTTCTTAAAGGCAGTTCTGATCTGTGCTTTGGTAGCATCTTCCTTAACTTCAAAATCTGTTTCATTATCTAAGGCAGATGATGACAATCCAAAGTAAGTATGATAACCAGAATTCTTGATAGAACAAGACTTATTCTTCTTCCAAACTTTCATCATAGACTCATACTCAGGACTGAAAGATCCAGTGTATCTTCTTATGAAATGTCCACCATCTCTTTGAGGTAGAATACGAATACCAATAAAATTCACATCAGAAAACTTATCTCTAAGATTATTGAGGAAGATATCAGTTTGACCATACCAGTCACTCTTAAATGCATAGGTACGTCCAGTCTTACGACATCTTAGGAAAGTACCATAATTAATGTTACTAGTACCTAAGTATGGGCCATCTTCCCAATGACGTTGGAATTGCTTATGATACCTTAATGGAGATCCTTCACCATCTGTAAGAATCACACACTGAACTTTCTCAACCTTATTCTCTTCCCTAAACTTAGGAAGAATTTGATGGAGAGCAACCATTGTTTCATTTAATGGTGTACCAGATAATTGTAATCCTATTGGAACATCATAGAAACAATTATAACGATCAACATGAAGCATTGCAATACGCCAGATGTTTTTCATTTGCTCCTCAAGAACCTTACCTCTTACTTTACTTGTAAAGAAGTTCATTAGAGAGAAATGATCTTCAAGATGAGCAACACCTTCCTTTGCTTCATATGCTGGCATTCTTGCAATTGTTGGATCACCATCAGAATTATAAGTCTGAAGAGGATAGCAGTTGGTAAATGCATAAACCTCAAATGGAATATTAGTCTTCTTACAGAACCATAATAGATTGTATAATTGCTTTAGAGTATCAAGTAATACAGGACTCATTGATCCAGACCAGTCAAGAATGAATACTAGACCATGATTCTTACCATCAGGTATTACACTTATCTTCTTAAAAAGATCCTCGTTATATCTGTAAGTATGAAGCTTCGCTGTATCGAGAACCCCAGTGCGACTAGTAGTAGCACGAGCATAACTCGAAGCTGCCTTGCGACACTCAAACTCTTTGACCAGATAATTGACTTCTTTTTGTGCATTGCGTTTGAATTTAACATACTCCTGATCTGCATACTCAAATCTGTTTCTTGGAAGTGATGTTGTAACACCATACTTTTCCATTCTATCACGATATTCCTGATCACTTGCTGGTGACCATGCTACTTCACATTGGTTATGTATCTCAGCATTAGGAACAATCACTCTATCCAATCTTAATTTAGGTAGTTCAAAATAAGAGGTTTCAGTCATCTGATTGGTATTAGTAAGATCCTTAAGTGCATCTTCTAATGCTTCTACAGTCTTAAGATCTAATCCATCATGCTTCTTACCTGGCTGAGGTTGTGGTAATTGATCACTATCTGATTGTTCTGGTTCACCTTTGTTTACTGGTTGATCTGAATCTTCATATTGATCTTCATCATTCTCCTCATCAGAGTCTTCTGAATCTTGACCACTTTGTGGTTGTGGTTCAAAATCTGGATCATCTTCTCCACCTTCTCCATCTTGAGATACTTGTTCCTTTGCTTCCTGATTTGCCTTTGTACAGTAATCATAAAGTACTTTAGATGCATTAAGAACATCATCAAAAGTCTGACAAGAATCTACTACCTTGACAATCTCCTTCTCAGCATCTGAAAAAGGTATATCAACGAAGTTACCAATCTTGAAATGTAAATTGATCCTATCAGCAAGAATAAGAGAATCAAGATCTTCATCAATAATGTTAAAGAAATCATCATCATTTAGTTCCTCATAACCGTGATAGAAAGATTTTGCAAGACCTGCATACTTGCGTTTCATCAATTTCTCTATTCTAACATCTTCTACGATATTTACAAACTGTGGTGGTATTTGAACCTCAGTATACCAGTTTCTGTCTGGTGTGAATAATGCATGTCCTACTTCATGTCCAACCAACATATCATATACAGTATTGCTTGCCTTATCCCATAATGGTAGTGTCAATACACGAGTACCAACATTAAACTGTGCTGTTTGTACTTGCTTATGCTCTACTATAAGGTCTTCAGTGGCAAGTAATTTTGCTAGTTGTGATTTGATTTCGTGTTGTACTGGCATCTGCTTTTGTTTTCGATATACCTATTATACTAGAAAAGCGTCCGTTAGGACGCTTCTGTAGACGGTTTATCAACTGTCTCCTTTTTGCTTTTGCTTGTCGCAGCATTTGGGGCTTTAGGTGCCTTTTTTGTTCCTTCTTGGAATGATGCTGCCAGTTTGGAACTTTCATGGAGTGTCTCCAGTGCTTTAAGTACTTCAGGGGTTTCTTCCCATGACCACTCTTGAGAGTGCTTGGGATTCTTCTTCTTTTCTACTGTATAGGTTTTTAATGTCATACGATCCCTGCGTTGGAGTATTTATTGTATCAGATCTTGAATCTAGTGTCAAGCAACTAGTTTACTGAATCCCTTTACCTTATCAAATTTAACCACTCTATCAAACTGCTCAACGAAATCATCAGTCTTATGAGAGATGACAAACACATTGGCATCACTGACAACATACTTGATTATCTTAGTGAAATACTCAGTACCAAACCCATCAAGAGAACTATCAAAGATCTCATCAAGGATAAGTAAATTTGTACTAGCAGAGTTTTTCATCCGTGCAATTTCTCTCCATGTGAATAGAAGTGCAAGGTCAATCCTCATCTTCTCTCCTTCAGAAAATGACTCATAACAGAACTTATCATGTATAGGAGATTTCACAGTTTCTTTAAATTCTTCATCAAGAGAAAAATTGATATAAAAATCCATCAACTGCAGATACTTATTAATCTGCTGATTCATTAAAGGTAAATAACGTTTAATGATCTTTGATTTAACACCACCATCCTTCATCAAAGCATGTGCAAATTCATTATAAACATTTCTCTCACTTTCCTTTGATTGCTCCTTTTGAAGGCATTCTTGCTCTCCTAGTAATTTTTCTAACGCATTCCTTTCAGAAGTTCTATTTTTAAGTTGTTCGGTAATAGTTTGAATTTCTTGTTCAATGTCTCTGGTTTGATTTTCAAGTCCAGAAATCCTTGTGCTTGTTTTAGAAATTTCATGCGTTAGTTTAGATGCCTCCTTTGTGAACTCCTTGAATTGGGTTTCTCGTTCCTCTTCAAGTCTGATAGCTTCCTCTAATTCCTTGTAACCTTGTTCAAGTTC